ACATTTAGTTGTCGGTCTGTTAGTAGATTTTTAATCTCTGGTAACGATAACATTTATTTACGCCTTTTTTGGTTGTCAGTGTTGACACAATAACAAATTATAATTAACATGGCAACCACTGGAACACGAAACAATGAAGCCAGTGAATCCAATTAACCAAGTGAGACAAAACCATGAGCAACTTATCAAGCTACAATTTCAATGCCGAAGAAGTCGAACCATCAAGCAGTTTTGACCCAATTCCAGCAGGCTGGTATAAGGCTATTATCTCTAATTCTGAGATGAAGCCAACCCGTGACGGCTACGGTGAGTACCTTTCTTTAACTTTACAAATTATTGAAGGTCAATACGAAAACCGCCTTGTATTTGCCCGTCTTAATTTGAAAAACGCCAATGACAAAGCTGTCGATATTGCGCGTAAAGACTTAGCGGCAATTTGCCGCGCCGTTGGCGTAATGTCTCCGCAAGCGAGCGAAGAACTGCATGACATCCCTTTGATGATTAAAGTCAAAGTTCGCCCTGCGAGTGGTGAGTATGACGCAAGCAATGACATTGCAGGTTATAAAGGTGTTGAAGGCAACGACACACCGTTTACACCACAACAAAAACAAGCCGCACCTGTTGCCCCCTCCACACCTGCCAAAAAACCTTGGCAAAAATAAGAACACTACTTAACGCGCTCTAGGGCGCGTTTTTAATTTAGGAGTAAAGGCTATGAGTTTTTTATCAAAAATAACGCGCAACAAAGCCAAGACTGAGCGTGTGATTATTTATGGCGAAAGTGGACTAGGTAAGACAACATTCGCCACGTCCGCACCCAATCCTATCGTTATTCAAACCGAAGACGGCTTAGGCGAGATTGACGTGCCATGCTTCCCCCTCGCTGAATCGTATCTTGACGTGATGAAAGCATTAGACAGCTTAGTTAATGAAGACCACGACTTTAAAACAGTGGTAATTGACAGTTTAGACTGGTTAGAGAGCTTAATCTGGAAGCAAGTATGCACTGACAACAAAGTGCCAAGTATTGAAAAAATCGGTTACGGACGCGGCTATAACGAGGCTTTAGTTTTTTGGTCGTACTTTTTTGACGAACTAAACAAATGCCGTGATAAAGGTATGATTGTAATTATGACCGCACATTCACAAGTCAACAAAATAGAAGACCCTGAGTATTTAACCTTCGACACCCATGACATTAAACTACACAAAAAAGCGGCTGCTTTGTGTCGTGAATTTGCCGATGTTATTGGCTATGCAAGCCTGAAAAAGATTATCAAAGTCACCGAAGGCAAAGGCTTTAATGACGATAGAAACCGTGCAATAAGCACAGGCGAGCGAATCCTTAACCTAAGTGCTAATCCTGCTTACACTGCTAAGAATCGTTATGACATGCCATCAACCATGCCGTTGCTTGGTCAGAGTTTGCAAAACACTTGCCAAGCCAAAAATAAACCACCCATTAAAGCGTGAGCATTGTCTCACGCACAACCGAGAAACCAACATGATTACATTAAGAGATTATCAACAGGACGCTGTACAAAGTGCATATGCCTACTGGCAGAATGGCACAAGCTGCATCATTGAAGCACCATGTGGCGCAGGTAAAAGCCTGATTATTGGCAAAATCTGCCATGATTCAATAACGCATGATGTGCGCGTTTTAGTCGTAACACACCGTAAAAAACTATTAGAACAAAACGAGGCGGAGCTTAAAAACTTGCTGCCCAGTGCAAATACAGGTTTTTACAGTGCTGGACTAAACCAAAAAACGCAAGATGCTCAGATAGTCTTTGCAGGCATTCAAAGCATAGCCAACGCAAAAATCCAACACTATGAGATTTTGATAATTGACGAGTGTCATCTTGTTGCACCCAATGAAGCAGGGCAGTATCACCAACTCATTAGCAACCTAAAAGAAGTTAATCCTGAGTTAAAGATTTTAGGATTGACCGCTACCCCATACCGCTTAGATAGTGGTTATTTAACCCAATGGGAAACACCTATTTTTGAAAGCGTCGTGTACAAAATCGACGTTAAACTACTCATCAAACGCGGTTTTTTATGCCCTGTGGTGTCGAACGGTGGCGGTGTAAAAATAGATGTCAGCAAGGTAAAACACAAAGGCGGTGAGTTTTTAGACAGTGCGCTAGAATCGTTATACATGAGTAAAACGGTCGAGATAGTCGCGGATATTGTTAAAAAAGGCATTGACCGTAAAGCATGGTTGATCTTTTGCGTATCAATAGAACACGCTGAACAAGTCACGACCGAGCTAATTAGTCACGGTGTCAATGCGGCTTGTTATCATTCACAAAGCGACAACGAATATATTTTAGATGACTTCACGCATGGCCGCCTAAAGTGTCTTGTTAATGTAAATATACTCACGACTGGCTCAAACTTTCCCATTGCTGATATGTGCGTTTTGATTCGTGCTACCGAGTCAACAGCGTTATATGTGCAGATTGTCGGGCGTGTCATGCGCTTATATCCTGATAAAAAGAATGCACTGTTATTAGATTATGGCGGTAACGTTATGCGGCATGGTTGTATTGATGATGTGACCGTCAAAGCCAAAGGCGAAGGCACAGGCGAAGCACCGTCTAAACAATGCCCGTCATGCGACACAATCCTACATGCCGCTGTCCGTGAATGCCCAGAGTGCGGCCATATCTTTGAGCGTGACCCCGAAGGCAACCTTGAGCTAAATGCGTTTGATGGTGCGGTATTATCAGACCAACGTAAGGTACAGCGTGTCAGTGTTGACCGCGTGAGCTTTAAGATACACAAGAAACAAGGTAAGCCTGACAGTATCAAAGTGACTTATCATTGCGGTTTAGCTGAGTATTACGAATGGCTAACGCCTGAGCATAGCGAGTTTGGACTGAGTAAGACTAGGGGATTTTTTAGAAAACTACACGGTGTAGGGAAAGACGCTTTTGTGTTTTATAAAGAGTGTGATGATTTTATGGACTTCTTAAAAAATTATCAACTTAGCCCTGTTGGTAAAATAGATTCAATCGACATCCTACCCTCAAAATATACCGAAGTTAAAAAACGGTACTGGAGCAAAGTATGAACCATAAAGCAGAATATGAAGCCATCAAAAAACAGTTGGCAGATTGCGAGAAAGCACTCAAGAATCGTTGTATTGAATGTGCCAATTACAACCCTAAAACACGCCAATGCCTAAAGCATGGCGACGTGCCGACTGAGTATGTTTATCAAAGGAATGACTGCCCAGATTGGGATTGGTTGCCTTTTAAATCAGTGGAGCTTTGACCACGTTAAAAAATAAAGCACCAATAAAAAAGCCACTATTAAAGTGGCTTTTTTACGGCTAGGAATCCCCGACCCAAAACTAAGCAAGGTTACGCTTCGCATCGAGTGGCGTGCTTAGTATGTTGATGCAATCATATCTCATTTATCAGACAACAAAAAGCCCCGATTATGGGGCTTGGTTTATTTAGAAAATTAAACGGAAATCTTAGCTCTTTTGTTTTTGTATTGCTCAAAGCAATCTTGAGCCGTTGTATTATGTTTACGCCTTGACCAGTACGCTGAAAACGTGTTTTGTTTCCAGCCCATCGCCTTGCATATCTGCCGTTGGCTATACATCTCGCCATTATAAAATATGAAAAACGGATCTGGATTGGGAAACGCTTTTTCTATTTTGTGCTTTTTGCAGTATGTGGCTAGATAAGTGCGTGAACACCCGACAACATACGCCACACTGTAAAGCGATAGTTTTTCAACCTCGACCAAGTGCTTTATTTTTGCTTTATCAAGAGTCAGTTCGTTGAATGGCCTAGCCAATGCCTCACGCAATGTTTTACCTTTAGCCATGCGTGCCATTACATTGTGTTTACTCACGCCTGCCAAATCAGCCGCTAGTTGCACACCTCGCATATACACCCTAGCCATATATCACCTCACATTTGCAAAAACAATCATCGACAATACCGCTAAAATAATCAGAGACCATTCGTCGGCAGTGAATTTATTCATCATCAAACCCCACGCTAAACACTAGACACCAAACGCCCAAAGCTAAAAATAAAATACTCATTTAATCCACCCTGCCAGGTCATGTAGCTTGATTGCTACGTTATGATGATTCATCAAGTTTACAAATTTAACGCGCCAATAAGCTGGAATCGACTCACGGTCACGCCATTTGCAAACTGTGTCATATTCGAGGCCAAGTGCATTGGCAACTCGCAATGCGTCGAACTGTTCAAACGCTTCTTTAATTTTCATAACATCACCTTGTTAATCTGTTTGATTTTTACAACATACCCGCATTTATTAGCGTACAGCATAAACGCGCCGCGATACTGACTAGCGATCAAGCCACTTGCTTTCATGCGCCCTAATGTTCTAACACTACAACCAATTGCATCAGCCACAATTGCATCGCCACCCATGTTTTTTACTAAGTCGATAAACTCTAATCTTGTCATAAACCCTCCGTTTGTGTTAGCCAATAATAAGACAAATAAAAGACAAAAACAAGACAAAAACAAGACAAAAACAAGACAATAATTGTTGTGTTTTGAAATAGTCATGTTATATTTAGATCATGCAAACAAGGAGCGCGAAAATGAAAAAAATGTTCACTGTAGATTTTGAGAATGGCGTAATTGTCAATGTGTTAGCATCTGACGAAAGCGATGCTGTCAAAATTGGTATTGAGAAAGGCGGATGTGGCCGTCCAGAAGTTTGGGAAAGTGACTCTAGTGTTGAGTCATTCGTCAACATCGAAGCTGACGACGACGGAGAAATGATTGCAGGGTTTAATTCATCTTTTCCGATTGAACTAAAAAACAAACTTTCATTTTTAATGGGGAGCTAAAATGTTCGGACTACACGAAAAGAATGCAGTTGCGAGAGCAACTCAAAAAGCCGAAGGTCGAGACGATGAAATGACTCGCTCGATGTGGGAGTACAAGTTTCGACAGTTGCGAGGCCAG